ACAGTGATCGTGTTCCCTGTTCGTTACTGGTGAAGCTGACGGACCGCACCTACCGCATGACGTTCGCCTACAACGAAGCGGCGGACTTCTTCACCGTCAGTCTGGAGATCAGCAACAGCGGCGGCAACACGCCGCTGGTCTACGGCGAAGTGCTTCGCTACGGCAAGCCGCTGTTTGAAGCCTTCAACGACGAACGCTACCCGCTGCCGGTGATCTGCCCGTTGTGTGCGACTGGCGACGAGATCGACACGATCACCTACGACAACTTCGGCACGAAGGTGCGCCTGTACCTGTTCGACCGGCCAGGGGGTGAGAACTGATGCGCATGTGGCTAAGGCAGGCCACCCTGACGCTGGGCAGCAATCAATACACGCTGGACGGGCTGAACTTTTCCTTCAGGGTGCAGTTCGAGGATCGCGCGAAGGTATCGACCGCGCAGCTGGAGGTCTACAACCTGTCCCCGTCTACAAGGGCGTCGCTGAAAAAGGGCGACGCCGTCATTATCACCGCGGGCTATAAGGGCGACGTCGGCTGCATCTTCGTCGGCGCTATCGCGGACTATTCCCACCAGCACGAAAACCTGGACATCATCACCAAGATCACGGCGGCCGACTGCCTGGAGGAATGGCTGGGCACCTACGTCAACAAGACCTACAAGGCGGGGATGTACGCCAAGGACATCATCGACGACCTGCTGAACATCTTCGGCGTGGAGGTGGCGATGGTGAAGCTGGCGGAGAACAAGCACTACCCAGGCTGCCGCGTCTGCCGCGGGAAACTGAAAGACGTGCTGACAGAGATCGCCTGCAGCGACTGCAAGTCCAGGCTGGTGATCCGCTGCGGGCAGATCATCATAAACCCGCCAGAGGAAGGAATCACGACCGGCTATCTGCTGACGCCGCAGACGGGCCTGCTGAAATCGGCATCGACATCAGAAAGCCAGAACATCAACACGAAGACCACGGCGACGGAGAAGACGCGCAGCCAGCAGGCAGAAGACGAGGGCAACCTGTCCCGCGACTGCCTGCTGAATTATCACATCGGCGTCGCCGACAAGATCGTGATCCGCGACAGCCAGACCAACGGCACCTTTATGGTGGTCTCCGGCGTCCATGAGGGAACGCGGTCCGGCAACTGGAAAACTACTGTGGAGGTAAAACCGGCATGAGTTACGGAAGCAGACAATCGGACCTGCGCGCCGCTGAGAGCGAAAAGAACAGGGCAGGCGTCCGCGTCTCTATGCCTGTCAAGGTCCTGGCTTTTTATCCTGACAAAATGACCGTGGACGTGCAGCCACTGGTGAAGGAGAGCATCGACGGCCAGTACGCCAGCGCGGCTCCACTGATGGGGCTGCGCGCCGCCTGCCTGTGTGCGGGCGAGTTCACAATCCGCCCGTGGTACAAGCGCGGCGACGTCGGCTGGGTGATCGTTTCGGACTTCGACGCCGATGCAGTTCTTCAAACCGGCGCGGAGGCGGAGCCAAACACGGCCCGCAATCATGCGCCGGAGGACGGGCTGTTCGTCGGCGGCGTCTGCCCGGACGGGAAGGCCCCGACCGGCCTGCCAGGCAACGCCGTTGTGGTAGCAGCTGGCGGCACCTATATCGCCGTTTCTGCTGATGGTGTGAAGATCAACGGCAATGTCACCGTGACCGGCACGCTGTCGGCTGGCGGTATTGAAATGACGACGCACACGCACCAAGGTGACAGCGGCGGCACGACGGGCGGCCCGCAGTAAGGAGGCCAAATGGAGAACATCACACTGAAAATTGACCAGGAGACGCAAGACCTGGTACTGGACGACAGCGGAAGCCTGGAGCTGATCGGCGACGCCGAAACCGTCGCCCAATGCGTCCGGCTGACGCTGGAGACCTTCAAGGGTGAGTGGTTCCTGGACACAGACCACGGCACCGACTATGACCAAATCATCGCGGACGGCGACGGCGACGCTGAAACCGTCCTCCGCACGGCGATCTTCCAGGAGACCAACGTGCAATACATCGACAGCCTGACCGTGACGCGCAGCGGCCGCAGCATCGCCGCGGCCTTCACCGGACGGCTGAAAGATGGGACCCCCATCAGTCTGGAGGTGAAAGCGTGAACGACAACTGGGGATTAACTGAACGCGGATTCCTTCGGCCGAGCTATGCGGACCTGCTGGACGCCTTCGAGGTAAAGGCGAAGGAGCTGTTCGGCAGCACCGTCAACCTGTCCGTCCGCAGCCCGCTGGGCATATTCCTGCGCATCTTCGCGTGGTTTGCCGGTCTGACCTGGCAGCTGGCCGAGGACGTCTACAACAGCGGCTTCATTGATACGGCTGCGGGCGTCAGCCTGGCCCGCCTGGGCGCGTTCATCGGCATCCGTGTACTGGCGGCGCAGAAAGCGACCGGCAGCATCACAATCACCGGCGACGCCGGTGCGACGATCTATGCGGGCTTCATTGTGCAGGCTCGCAACAATCAGCGCTTCGTCACCCTGGAGGACGTGACCATCGGCAGCAGCGGCACGGCCACCGTACCGATCCAGGCGTTTGAGGCAGGACCGGACGGAAATGTGGCCGCGGGGACGATTGACACCGTTGTCACGCCGCTGGCGGCTGCGATCAGCGTCACCAACGCTGCGGCAACCGTGGGCGGCAGAAATCGCGAGACGGATCAGGAGTTCCGCGAGCGATACCTGTCGAGCGTGGACAAGCCGGGCGGCAGCAACACCGACGCCATCCGCGCACAGCTGCTGGAGGTGCCGGGCATCGTCACCGCTGTTGTGTGGGAGAACGAAACAGACGAGACAGACAGCGACGGCCTGCCGCCGCACAGCATCGAGGCCATCGTCTACGGCGGCACAGACGCCAATATAGCGGCAGCCATCCACGCGCGGAAGGCTGCGGGCATCCAGACCTACGGCGGGCAATCAGCGCAGGTGCTGGACGCCAGCGGCAAGCTGCGGACGATCAAGTTCTCCCGCCCGACGCCGGTGCTGATCTATGTGCAGATCAGCGACCTGGTGACATCCGACGCCTATGCGGGCGACGCAGCGTTGAAGGCTGCCATCGTCGAGTACATCGGCAGCGCAGCTGGGGACATCGCGGAAAGTGGTCTCGCCATCGGCGAGACGGTTTACTATAACCGGCTGATGTGCCCTGTGAATAACACGCCGGGCGTGGTGGACTATACGTTGAAAGTCAGCACGGACGGCAAGACCTGGAGCAAGAACAACATCGCCATCGACGCCAGAAAGAAGGCAATCACCGGCACGGACAAGGTGGTGATCGTGACGTGATCGTTCTGGTGCTTAAAATGCTGGAGAAGCTGACCGGAGCCTACACGAAGGACCCCGACAGCCTGATCGGTAAGCTGTTCCAGCTGTTCGCGTCCGCCCTGTGGGGCGTGGAAGACACGCTGCAGGTGATCGCCGTCTGGCGTGGGATCGACAACGCCAAGGGCACGACCCTGGACCGCATGGGCCGGAACTTCGGCGTCCGGAGGGACGGAGCCGATGACCGCTTCTATCGCCTGATGATCAAGGTAAAAGTCACGGCGCTGCTGTCTGGCGGCGACGTGGACACCATCATCACGGCCACCAGCGTGCTGTTCGACATTGATCCGGAGCAGGTGGAGGTTGTCGAGCTGTTCCCCGCGAAGTGCCGCGTGATCATGGACGAGGCCGACATCGCGCCGGAGTACATCGCGTATGCGGCCAACACCGCGCCGATCATCAAGCGGATCATGGCCGCGGGCGTCGGAAAAGAGATTTACTTCCGCACTCCGGTGAAGACGGGCGGCACGGTCTACGCGGGGGCCACGCTTTTGGAGGACATCACGCTGACCATCCCGCCATACACGAACAGCTTCGCCACCGCGGGCCGCTTCGGCATCGGAGTGGCGCTGTTTGAGGAAATCACAATGCAGATCAAAACAAAGGAGGACTAAAACATGGCAGAAGGATCTGTTATCACCGAAAAGGGCCGTGCGCTGCTGGGCAAAATCCTGGCAACGAACAGCACCCTGAACATCACGGGCGCACAGATCGGCAGCGGCGACCTGCCCGCGGGGACCCCGCCCGCCAGCATGACGGCGCTGGCGTCCTACGTTATGGACGCGACCATCGTCGCCATCAGCACCCCCGCGGCGGGCGAAATCAAGGTCGTGCTGCAGGTGCTGTCCAACGACGTGGAAACGGCGTTTCTTGCCAAGGAAGTTGCGCTGCTGGCGTCTGATCCTGACGAGGGCGATGTGGTCTATTGCTACGTCCCCATGCAGGACGATCCCGTGCAGATGCGCGCGGCCGGAGATGTGGTCGGCAAGCTGCTGACGATGGAGATCAGCATGATCGTCAGCAATGTCGCCAACGTTACGGCCGTGATCAGCCCGGAAGGGCTGGTCCGCCGCAAGGAGCTGGAGAAGTACGCCCTGGTGACGCACAGCCACGTGATCGCGGACATCCAGGGCCTGCAGGAGCTGCTGAACAGCCACCAGAACAGCATCGACCTGCTGACGGACCTGATCAGCGGCGACATGCCGGGCGGCATCAACTTCGCCCTGGACTTCGCTGCGCTGTCCAACGTCTCTGTGGCGGACGGCGTCTGGAACAAATCGGGCCAGTACGTTTCCGCATGATCAGGATCGCCTGCAGCGACAGCGAGGCCAGCTGCCTGATCGCATCCCTTATTACTGAAATCGCTATGCCCTGCCCCTGCGAGGGCGGCCCGCTTCGCATCTGCGGGACCGGGCCGGACGGCGCGCCTGCGGAGGTGCGCATCCTGGGCGGCGGCGTGTACGAAATCGAAGGGCCAACGGCTGAAACCGTTGCTATTATCCGCGAAAGAAGGTGCCTGTATTGAGTGAGCGCAAAGACCAGGAACTGACGATCATCACGAAGGCCAGAGACCTGGTGGACGAGACCATGAGCCGGACGAAGAAGTTCGACAAGCGGCTTCGCTTCACGCTATCCAACCGGATCGACGAGAAGGCACTGGACGTTCTGGAGGCCATCGTGGAAGCAAACGAGATCAACCCCGCCATCGAAACCGACCCGCAGCGGCGCGCCAAATTGTGCATGGTGCGCTTCGACCTGCAAACGTCTGCACTGACAGGTTGCAAGATGCTGCTGATCTTCCTGGACATCGCAAAGACCCACGGGCAGATCGACAACCGCGCCTGCGAGTTCTGGACGAAGCGGGTGCTGGACGTGAAGTACATGACAGCGGCCTGGAGAAAGAAAGACGCCGCGCGATTCAGATAGAGACCCGCAAAACCGAAAGGGTAGGCTTTATATGCACTGGAACTGGCGGCTGCGGTCCCCGAACTCTGGCAACGCGAACAACGTCCGCAACGTCAATTCGGACGGCAGCGAGAACAACAACAACGCGTACAACGGCAACGTCGGCGTCCTGCCGCTTCGATGGATTTACCGAGACCGAGTAGCCCGTGCGGCGAAAGCAGAGGCCCATCATCAAAGGAAAGCCTATCCTATCCAACGGAAGGAGGATAAACACATAGCACCGACGCCTGGCACCACGCAGCTGCGCGGCGCTGGGCTGCCAGCGGTGCTTCACCACTATGGGCAAAGACTACGAAAGAATATGTGAATGGGGAAACCTGTACGACGCGTATCTGAAAGCACGCCGCGGCAAGCGGTGGAAGAACAGCGTCGCCAAGGTGGAAGCGTCGGCGCTGGAGGCCGTCGCGCTGATCCAGCGGGAATTGCAGACCAGGACCTACCGGCCGGGCGGCTATCGCGCGTTCTACGTCTACGAGCCGAAGCGCCGCCTGATCCAGACGAACAGCTTCAAGGACAAGATCGTCCAGCACGCCTTCTGCGATCAGGTCCTCTATGACGCGCTGACCAAGCCCTTCATCCTGGACAACTACGGCAGCCAGGTGGGGAAAGGCACGCACTTCGGGCTGAATCGGCTGCGCGACTTCATGCGTGAATACTACCGCAAAAACGGCTTTTCTGCTGACGGCTGGGTGCTGAAAGCAGACGTCCGCCACTACTTCCAATCCATCCGGCCCGACGTGCTGAAAAAGGACGTTGCGAAGTATCTGCACGACCCTGACTGTCTGGCGCTTGCCTGCCAGATCATTGACAGCACGCCGGACCCGCTGGGCATCCCCATCGGGAATCAATCGTCCCAAATCTTCGCGCTGCTATATCTGAATCAGCTGGATCACCTCTGCAAAGAGCAGCTGCGCTTCCGGTATTACGGCCGATATATGGACGACTTCTACATCATCTGCGAGAGCAAGCAGCGGCTGCAGGAGGCCCTGGTGGTGATCCGGCAGCACCTGGCCGAGCGCGGGCTGGAGCTGAATCAAAAGACAAACATCTTCCCGCTGCGCAACGGCCTGGACTTCCTGGGCTTCCACACCTACATCGACGACGCCGGGCGTGTGATCCGCAAGGTGCGTAAATCCAGCAGAGACCGCATGAAGCGGAAACTGCGAAAGTATGCCGCGCTTTACCAACGCGGCGAGATCGACCGCGAGAAGATCGCGGAGAGCTACACCAGCTGGCGCGCCCATGCCCTGCACGGGGATTGCAGGCAGCTGGTGGCAAAATACGATCAGCAATTCCTATCAATATTTGAAAGGAGACCCGAACATGTCCAAGAAGATCAGCACTCTGGCCGTGGGTGCTAAGGTACGCGACCCGCTGTCGAAGTATTACGGCGTCCCCGTGGGCTTCCAGATCGCGGACAAAAATCACGCGGGCTATCCCGCAAACAGCACGACGCTGGCCGCGGAAAAGATCCTGTGCCTGAAAGCCTTCGACGCGAAGGAGAGCGGCGGCAACAGCGACCGGCAGAACTACGGGAACAACCGCTACAGCCTGGCGAATATCCGCCAGTGGCTGAACAAGTCCGGCACCAACTGGTACCAGGCGCAGCACAGCTACGACCGCGCGCCCGGCTCCAGCTACGTCTGGAGCGGCTACAACGCATACGACACCGAGGCGGGCTTCAAGACCGGCTTTTCTCCACAGTTCCTGGCTGCGATCCTGCCAACCACGCTGACCGTGGCGAAGCCCACAACGGACGGCGGCGGCAGCGAAACCGTGACCGACGACTTCTTCCTGCCGTCCAAGCAGGAAGTGGGCCTCGGCTCTGAGAACGGCATCGCCGAGGGATC